GCAACTGACCTTTTGAACCCGAGCCTCACTAATTATATCCTTGATATTCTCTCTGACGGCTGGCGCGGCAAGGAGATCATCATGGATGATAATGCTGATAAGTTTGTTCACTACCCTTGTCAGCCGCTTCAGAGCAGCGACTCTTTTAACCCCTGGCGTCACGTCATTCTCAGTAACGGTGTGTTCTTTTTGAATACTGCAACGAACAGGAAGAACGCTCGCGCCGGGGGATTTAGGGTCAAGGAGTCGGGCCTGTGGGTCTCCGAAGGTGATCATGCCTTCTGCCTACTCGGTGTCTACCAGGTAGGCATTAAGACCTGCGGGCAGCTGATGGGCCAGGCGTCCTCTTTCCCTCTTCTGTGTCTGGTGAACCTTGGTTGCACGATTGCAGCCTTCGCTCGTCATGGCATCGATTGGAAAGAAGCCGTCCGCCGCACAATAATCAACGGTGACGATCGGCTCTGTTTTTCGTCGCCTTCTATTGAAGCTTCCTTTTGGGAGATCGCCGGTAGCGTTGGTCTTCGACGCTCCCCCGGCAAGAGTCACGAGAGTGACTGGTTTGCCTCCATCAACTCCCAGAACTACGTGCTTGCATCTGGCACATGGGTTCGTGCTCCGGTCCTTCGTTCTGGCCTTTATTTCGGTATAAAGAAGCTGAAGGAGGACGCTTTTCGTCCTAGCACGGTCATCACAGCTCTCTTCGAGTCTGTTCCTCCCCTTGGGTACGACAACTTTGTTGCCGGTTTCTTCAAGCGCTGGGGTCCTCAGATAAAGAAGGAAGCTGCTGGCCGTTGCCTCTACCTCCCTGTTGCCCTCAACGGTTTAGGCCAGGTCCCGCCTGATGGGCGTCCCTGGACCGTGGACGATGGTCAGCTCAAAGTTGCTGTTGCAGCGATAGTTGATGCTTGTATGAGCGAATTCAGTTTCGGCCCTACGCTTCCCACACTTGAAGCTCCTTGTCCTACCAGTGACCCCTGGGACATCGTTGCTTCGAACCAGGACTATGGTGTCGACCCACAAGCCGTGGTCGATGCCGAGTCTGCGAAGCGTGTCGCCCGGCACGTCAAACTCGAGGCCTCCAAGCCGGCGAAGGTCATGCGTCGTTTCCTTCACTGCCCCGATTGCCAGTTTTCCTATCTTGGCGAGCGTTGCCTCTGTGGCCGCCCCAGCATCTGCCGTTTCAGTCGTGCGCGCCCCGTCATCCGCGACGGTTTGGTCACTCACGTCTTCAGCTGCTCCTGCTGTGGTCTCACTCCTTGCAACGCCAACCTCTGGGTCTCGGCCATTTATGAGCCGGACTACGTTGTAGGCGGGCTTACTCACTCTGAGCGTCTCTCCCTAGTGATGAGTGCCGTGCGTCCTCGCCAGACCTTCTTCCCCCTTCGAAAATCAGTTGGGGCCCATCTTCGTGGTTATCGGACGTGGTCCGGTAAGAAGTTGTCTATCCCCTCTCGGCCCCAGTTGCTTGACCCTTGCAAGGTCCCTCTCCCTCCTTTAGGGAAGCTCTGAGGCCGCCGTGTCGAGCCTGAAAGACGTTAAACAAAGGCATGAACTTCCCTGGTGAGTTCACGATTCGCCGTCATGGCCGCCACTTCCGCTGTGTTCCCTGTACTATGACCACTTTCATGGGTAGTCCATCTTCCGGCTTCTCCCTCTGGGAGGATGTCGGCGGAGGCAATCTCATTTTGATTGGTCGTCAGTCTGGCTCAGCGCAGGACGCTATCGAACTCATCGATTCCCTTGTTCATCCCCGCAACTGGTGCTTGTTCTGCGAGTACTAGTGGAACCCCTTCGGGGGCTAGCCTGCTGGCTAGGGAAGACTCCGTCTTAAACGGCGGTGACCCGACATTACTGTTTTATTCCTTTTCTCAAAAGGTACCACCCCAAATCCGGTAGCCCCGGTCTACACCTAGCGTAGGTCAACCGACGCCTCCTTCGGGGGGCTTGCCAGGCCATACTCAGTTAGCTCGAAAGAGTTCTACCTAGGTTGCTGCTTTTGCAGGCATCGAGGGAATACCTATTCCCCGTTGCGGCGTCTTCGCCGTGCGCAAACTCACGCGGTCTCTTTTGACCCTCCGTGGAACGCGAGCGATCGGCGTCTTCGCCCTTAGAGTGGGTCGCAAGAATTAAAACACCCAAAACGCTTACCTTTAGCCCGATGGCTTCGGGCGGAATTGCGTGCTAAGTCGTTACGTTCCTTGGCTCTGCCATCAATTTAGCGTAAACGCCTACAGACTGCACGGGTGTGCCGCCTTCGGTTTCTTGCGATGAACAGTCGCTGTGTTGTGACAGGGGTCCACGATTATCACAACAATTATTCAAATGCTCAGTAATGAGAAAGGCAACAAACATGCCAAAAAGGACATCAAACACGCCGAGCGCGAAGCTCGTGTCGTCGTCAAAGATCTCAAGCACGCCAAGGAGCGGCGTGCCCCTGCTAAGGCCCCGATGGGTCGGGCTGCTTCAGCCTCTGCTCCAGCCAAGCAGAAAGTACAGGGCGTTGGTTTCTCGCTCTCACCGCTTGAAAAGGCACAGCTCAAAGCGGACACTGGGGTGCTCGCTTGCGCGCACTCCTATGCCTGCATGGAAGCCCCGGTCGAG